ATAGGTATGGGTGCGACCCCTTGCCTTACCCGTCCCTTTTTCGCGTGGTACCACTGGCCTGCGGTTTTCCCCGGCTGGACATTCACCGGGGGGTGGTCAGCGGTGCCCCGGACGAAGAAGGCCGCTGGCCAGGCCGTCGACTCCCGAAACGGGCGGCGCGCTGAGCTCGCTGCGGTTCAGGGTGGCCGGATCGACCCGCCGACGGGGCTGCGCGAGGAGACTATGGCGCTGTGGGATGCCTACTGGGATGACCCGGTGGCGTCGGTACAGACGTCGGTGGACCGGGGCGTGCTGCTGCGGTGGATCACCGAGCACGACCGCTACGTGCGGTTGATCGCGGAGGCTGATCTGAGCCCGGTAGTGCCGGGCTCGAAGGGTCAGGACGTCGCCAACCCGCTTTACGGCATCGCCGACCGGGCACTCGCCGCGGCCGAGCGGTGTGAGAAGCAGCTCGGCATCGGCGGACTGAACCGGTCGAACCTTGGCATCGCCGTGGTGGCTGGCCAGCGGTCGCTCGCCGAGATGAACTCCAGGTACGGGGGTGGCGACGATGCCAACGGACGCCCCGCCGAGACGCCGACGCGCGTCGACCCGCGCGTCATCGAAGGCCGCGCCTACTGAGCTGGACTGTCAGGCCTGCGGCTGGTCGCCGGTCCTCGGCGAACTGTGGCCGTCGCAGGGCGCGGTCGCGTGCGCGTGGATCGAGGACAACTGCATCTGCGGCGAGGGTGACTTCTACGGCCAGCTGATGAAGCTGCGTGCCGACCAGGAGTTGTTCCTGTTTCGCTGGTATGAGCACTGCCCGTCCTGCGGCGAGTGGCGCTACGACGAGGCCCTGCGTGGCGAGGCGACCGGCGGTGGCAAGACCCAGTTCATGGCGTGCGTCGTGGCGTTGGAGTTCGCGGGCCCGCCGTCGATCGCACCGGCATCACCGGAGATCGCGATCGCCGCCGCGTCGTTCGAGCAGGCTAACCTCCTGTTCTCCAAGGTGGCGGCCATCTTCGGCGGCAGGGACCAGGTCGACAAGGCGTCGCCGCTGATGGGGTTCTGCACCGTCTACGACACAGAGATCACCTTCGCCGACGGGCGTCCGGGCCGGATCTACCGGATCGCTGCCGTGGCCGGCACGAATGAAGGCGGCCTGCCGCACCTGTTCGTGCGCGACGAGCTCCACGAGTGGGGCGACGTCGGCGAGCGCAAGGCGCGGGTGGCGACGGTGGTCGGCAAGTCCACGAACAAGCGCAAGACGCACCGGGGCCGTGGCCGGATCATCTCGCTGTCGACGGCAGGGTTCGACAAGGACCACTCACTGCTCGGCGCGCTTTACAAGCGGGGCATCAAGGCGGTCCGCAACCCGAGGACCGCACCGAAGCTGCTGATGGACTGGCGTGAGGCGCCCGACGGCCTGAACTTCAAGCTCGCCGCACACCGCGAACGGGCGGTCATCGCCGCGTCGGGTGCGGCCGGAGTGCTGTGGAACGTCCGGGACCGGGTCGCGGACTGGGGCAAGCCGGAATACCCGCCGCACGAGTGGATCAGGTACTACGCGAACAAGTGGTTCGACGTCCCCGACGACTCATGGCTGAAGGACCACCCGCAGGCGTGGGCGGCATGCAAGGGCGCATGGACGTCGGACTCGGCGAATGACTTCGTCATCTCCGTCGACATGGCACTGAAGCACGACTCGGTGGCCGTGACCCGCGTCGAGCGGCTTCCTGACGACCGGTTCGCGGTCACGACGAAGATCTTCCTGCCGACGGCACGGGCCGAGGGCGAGCGCCGCATCGACCACGTCGAGGTGTTCCGCTATGTCTCCGAGCAGGCGACCGGTACCGGGTTCCGGGGCGTCGTCTACGACCCCAGGTTTTTTGAGGTGCCCGGTCGGATGCTGGAGGACGAGGGTGTCCTCGTCATTCAGTTCGATCAGTCGCCAGCCCGGATGTCGCCAGCGTGCGGCCACGCTTTCGGGCTGATCCTTGCCCGCCGGATCGTCCATGACGGGGACCCTGACCTGACATCGCACATCCTCTCCGCCGTGAAGCGGCAGCAGGAGCGCGGCTTCACGCTCAGCAAAGGCAACAGCAAGCGGCATATCGATGCCGCGATCACCCTCTGCATGGGCGTATGGACGCTCGACGCCCCCGAACCTGAGCCCGAAGACGAACCAGCGCCTGAGCCGATGTTCGCGTTCGCCTGACCGAAGGGAGACTGCGATGTCGGTACTTGCCGACGTGCCCGTTGAGAGGATCACGGCGCGTGCCGCTCAGGTCGACATGGGCCGCAGCATGCTGGCGGTCATCGGCGGCCTGCTGTACCTGGTCGGCTACCTGCCGTCTCGGGCGGTCCGCGCACTGGCCTGGATGTGCTCAGCGATCGCGGTTGGCTGGGTCGAGGGCCGCACTCCGGTGAAGCCGGGCGGCGGCACGGATGGCTAGGCCTCCACTGCTCGACCGGATCGCCGCCCGCCGTGGCCGCGATCCCGATCCCGGCGGGGCGAAGGGCTTCTCGCAGCCGCTGTCGTGGTCGCGGCCGGACTGGATGGACCTGGGCGCCTCCTGGTCGACGCCGGACCGCGAGGTAATCGGCAACAACTTTCTCGGCTATGTCGAGGGTGCGTACAAGGCCAACGGTCCGGTCTATTCGACCATTGCTGCACGTCAGGCGATCTTTTCGCAGGTCCGGTTCGGGTGGCGCGAGTTCAACGAGCTCCGCCCGGGCGAGCTGTTCGCGTCGCCGGAGTTGTCGCTGCTGAACAAGCCGTGGCCGGGCGCGACGACGATCGACCTGCTCGCCCGCATGGAGCCGGTCGCGTCACTGGCGGGCAACTACTACGGGACGAAGTGTGACGACGAGGGACGTCTCGGCATTGCCGCGCGTGGTCCGGGCCTGCGGATCGTGAACATGCGGCCGGACTGGGTGACGATCCTCATCGGGTCGCCGTCGAAGAGCGTGCTGGACCTGCGCGCCCGGGTGATCGGCTACCTCTACGAGCCCAAGGGGAGCGGCGGTGCGCCTGCACCCGACGCGCTAATCCTGACGCCGGACGAGGTGTGCCACTATGCGCCCTATCCGGACCCGGAGATGCGCTTCCGGGGCATGTCCTGGCTGACGCCGGTACTGCGGGAGATCAAGGCCGACAAGGCCGCGACCACGCACAAGGACAAGTTCTTCACCAACGGCGCGGTCCTGTCGACGGTGGTCAAGTTCGAGAAGGACACGACCAAAGAGGTCTTCGACGCCTTCGTCGAGCGGTTCAAAGCCACGCATCAGGGCGAGGAGAACGCCTACAAGACCTTGTTCCTCGGCGGCGGCGCGGACGTCACCATCGTCGGCGCGGACATGAAGTCGATCGAGTTCGCCGCGGTGACCGCAGCGGGCGAGACCCGCATCGCTGCGGCTGGCGGCGTCCATCCGGTGATCATCGGCATGTCCGAGGGTCTCAATGGGAGCTCGCTCAACGAGGGCAACTTCGGCGCGGCCCGCCGCATGGTCGCTGACAAGACCATGCGCCACCTGTGGGGCATCGCCTCGTCGTCACTGCAGACCTTGATCAAGCCGCCGCGTGATACCGCGTCGCTCTGGTACGACACGCGCGACGTGGCGTTCCTGCGCGAGGACCTGAAGGACCTGTCGGAAATCCAGTCCAAGCAGGCCCGGACGATCCGCAACCTCGTCGATGCCGGGTACACGCCCGCCTCGGTCACTTCCGCCGTGACGAACGAGGACTGGTCCCTGCTCGAGCACTCGGGCCTCTACAGCGTCCAGCTCCAAAAGCCCGGCAGCGGCAAACCCGGCAGCGATCCCACGCCACCTATCGACGATGAGGACAAGCCGGAATGACCGCAGCCGAAGAACTCCGTACCGCCTACGACGCGGTTCGCGCGGATCTCCTGAAGCTGGACCCGGCCTGCCCGGTGGAGTTGGTCCGCGACGTGGATGGCCGCTACGTCCTGCTCGAAGCGTTGACCGCCCTGGTCATTGCCGAGTCCGGCGCTAGCGCGGCCGTCACTGTCGTGCCGGGCCAGACGCTCGTTGTCGGCTTGCCCGAGGGCACCACGCGCAAGGAGCTCGACGACCTGACCGAGATGGTCCGAGCGCGTGATTCAGATTTCAAGATCCTTTTCATCACCAGTGTGACCCACTTCGCCGTGGCCGAAGGGAGCTGACGTGGACACCAAGAGCTTGCGCGTCGAAATCAAAGACGCAGAAAAGGGCGAGATCTCCGCCGTGTTCGCGACGTTCAACGTCATCGACCACGACGGCGATGTCACCCTGCCGGGAGCCTTCACCGAAGGCGCCCCGGTGACGATCTCCGCCTACGGGCACAAGTCGTGGGAGGGCCTGCTTCCCGTCGGTCGCGGCGTGATCCGTACCGACGCGACGAAGGCGTGGTTCGAGGGTGAGTTCTTCCTCGACACCATCGCCGGAGCCGACACCTTCAAGACCGTCAACCGGCTCAAGGACCTCCAGGAGTTCTCCTACGGCTACGACGCAGAGGAGTACTCCTTCGGTGAGTTCGAGGGCCGCCACGTGCGGTTTCTCGCCAAGCAACTCGTCCACGAAGTGTCCCCGGTACTCAAGGGTGCAGGCCTCGGGACCCGCGTGCTGAGCATGAAGAACCGCTCGACCGACGGGCCGACGCGTGCGATCAAGCGCGCCATCCCCGCCCACGAGACCGCCGTGGCGTCGCGTACCTGGGACCAGGTGAAGATGCAGGCCGCCCTGCCCGACGACGCCCGCCCGTCGCAGCTGCGCACGGTGTACGCCTGGGTGGATCCAGACGGCGACCCGGAGGCCAAGTCCTCGTACGGCTTCCCGCACCACCACGGTGTCGACGGCCCTGCGAACGTGCGCGCGTGCGTCACGGGCATCGCACGGCTCAACGGCGCCAAGGGCGCCAACCTGGCCGACGACGACCGTCGCGGCATCTATGACCACCTGGCCGCGCACCTTCGGGACGCGGACCGGGAACCACCGGAGCTGCGGGACCGCAGTGCCGGAGCAGCGAAGAGCCTGACCCTCCACGAGGAACTCGGAGAAGTTCTGGCGAGCGTGTCAGGTGTGATCGAAAGCGCAACGAGAGTGGTCGCTCTGCGGCGCGAGAAGGGCAAGGGGCTGTCCCGGGTCAACGCCGAACTCCTGGAGTGGATCGGCGACGAACTGAAGCAGCTGCACGCCCTGCTATCCAACCCCACCGCGGTCGACGAAGGCCCCACCGACGACGAGGTCGCCTCGGTCGTCATGGGCGCGTTGGCACGCATTCACGGAGCCTGAAGGGCAGACGCAGAGTGACCGCAGATCTGATCGACTTCCCCGCGCTGAAGGAAGCGCGCGAGGGACTCAACGCCAAGCGGGACGAGCTCGCGGGGATCCTCCGCGAGGCCGGCCCCACCTACGACATGTCGCTGGTGAAGTCGCTTCCGGGCGACTCGCACGCCAAGGTCGCCGAGATCCACAAGCTCAACAACGAGATCGACGAGCGCAAGAAGTCGGTCGACGGCTACCTCGTCATCGCCCGTGCCGCGGCCGAGGCGCGGGAGCACGCCGAGGTCGGCGAGAAGGGTGCCGAGTCCGGCAACGAGCAGCGAGAGCGCGGCACGAAAGGCGGCTCCCGCAAGGCTTTCGGCCAGCAGATGCTTGAGTCGCAGGCGATCAAGGGCTACAAGGCCGGATCCGCCAGCGGTCCGTCGTCGCGCATCGACGTCGACCTCAAGACGCTGTTCTCCACGAGCAACGGCTGGGACCCGGAGGACACCCGCACTGGCCGGGTCAACATGTACCCGACCCGGCCCGCACCGCTGGTGATCGACGTGTTCCCGCAGACGACCACCAAGCAGTCGACGGTCAAGTACATGGAGGAGACCGTCTTCGTCAACAACGCCGCCGAGGTGGCGGAGGCGGGCGCCTACCCCGAGGTCACCATCAAGGTCGAGGAGAAGTCGTCCGAGGTCCGCAAGATCTCCGCGTTCCTCCCGATCACCGACGAGACCTTCGAGGACGAGGAGCGGGCGCAGGCCTACGTTGAGAACCGGCTGCCGTTCATGCTGCGCCAGCGCATCGACCTGCAGCTGCTCGTCGGCAACGGCACCGCGCCGAACCTGCGCGGCCTCGAGAACATCACGGGCATCCAGACCCAGGCCCTCGGCGCGGACCCGATCCCGGACGCCATCTACAAGGTGATGCGCAAGATCCGCGACGACGGCTTCGCGGAGCCGTCGCACGCCTTCATCCAGCCGGTGAAGTGGGAGGGCGTGCGCCTGATGCGCACGGCCGACGGCATCTACATCTGGGGCCACCCGTCGATGCCCGGCCCGCTGACCATGTGGGGCGTGCCGGTCATCGAGTCGACGGCGGTCACCTCGACCAAGGTCGACGTCGGCGACTTCACCAACCACTCCGAGGTCGCGATCCGGCGCGGCATCGACATCCAGATCTCCAACAGCCACGGCACCTACTTCGCCGAGGGCGTCCTCGCGGTCCGCTGCGATGTCCGGCTCGCGGCCATTTTCCATCGCCCCAAGGCGTTTGGTGCGGTCACGGGTCTCTGACCTGCTGAAACGCGGTTTGGCAGTCATCTGCCTCGATAGCAACTCTCGGCCCAGGCACCCGCGTGGTGTCTATTTTTGTGCCCAAGGAGATCCCATGCCTTACACCGGGGGATACCCCAACCCGCCCGCTCGGTGCGCCCGCGCACGCTACGACTTCTCCGTCGATGGCGGCGCGATCGGCGCGATCGTCATCGGCCCGGTCGGCCAGATCCCGGCCGGCGCCTACATCACCCACGGTTTCGTCGAGGTCGACACCGCCGTGACCGGCGGCGGCTCGGCCAGCCTCGCGATCAGCGTCGAGGCGGCCGACGACATTGTTGCCGCCGCAGCCGTGTCCGGTGCGCCGTGGTCCACGACCGGCCTCAAGTCGATCGTGCCCGTCGCGACCGGCGCCACCGCGAAGAAGACCACGGCGGCCCGGTCCGTCACCGCCACCGTCGGCACGGCCGCGCTCACCGCCGGCGTCGTCGACGTCATCCTGTTCTACGTCGTCCTCGGCGACTGATCCAACGATCGGCGCGGCGGCCACCCGGTCGCCGCGCACCCGTTACGCAGGCGCGGCAGCAGACCCAGGTCATCAACGCGCGCCGGAAATGAGCAGACATGGCCGAGAGCGTCAACGCCACCCGCATCGCCGCGAGCCGCCTGCGCCCGTGGCAGAACGCGGGACCGCCCACCTCCGGCACGTCCGGCACCCTCGCCGGGACCGCCGAAGCGGGTGCCGTCCTGTGGGACACCACCAACAACGTGCAGTTCATCAACGAGGGCACCCGCGTCAGCCCGTACTGGACGCCGACCTCGTTCGACCAGCGCGGGCTGTTCGGCGTCTGGACGGACTTCCGCACCCAGCTCGGCAAGGCCGTCGCCGACACCGCAGGCGAGGCAGTCCTTGCCGACAGCGGGCTGCGCGTCTTCGGGCAGGGCGTCGCCGAGACCGACTCCGGCCTGGTCGTGCAGACGGCGGGCGAGGGCGGCAACGTCGGTCGGCTCACCACCACCGACGAGACCGCGCACACCCTCGCGATCGGCATGGAAGCCGGTACGATGCAGCCCGACCAGCACAAGCTGCTCGTCGTGGACGTCGAACTGACCAACGTCTCCGCGATCACCACCCGCAGCCTGTTCGTCGGCTTCCTCGGCCTCGCCGCGGACGCCCTCGACCCGGCCGTCACGGGCGCGACGGTCACGGCCACCCTCGTGCAGGACGACCTCGCGGGCGTCATCTTCGACACGGGTCTGACCTCCGGGTCGCGGCTGTTCGCCGTGCACAACAAGAGCGACGAGGCGGCCACCCAGGTCCTCACGTCCGACGGCGACACTGGCGTCAACATCGCGGCGGCGGGCACGTATCAGCGCATCCGGGTCGAGATCTCCGCGACCGGAGCCATGCTGGTGTTCGTCGACAAGGCGCAGGTGTACTCGTACGCCACCGCGCTGGACGCCGACGAGGAGTGCTCGCCGGTGGTCTACATCCAGTCCCTGTCCACGGCGGTCAAGAGCCTCGACGTGCGCCGCTTCGCAGCCTGGGCGTACCGCTGATGGGCGCCCAGTTCGTGACCCTGCGCCAGCAGCAGGGTGAGGCCGACGGAATGGTGGCGGTCGCCGAGCACTGGTACCTGACCGAGGACAAGGCGCGGGTGGTTCGCGAGGGCGATCCGGACGGGCGCTGGCTGTGGGCGTCGCCGGGCACCGACGTCCCACGCGCGGATGCGCTGCGGCTCGGCGCACTGAAGGCTGCGGCACCCGAAACGGAGCCCGTCGCCGAGGTCGAGGCGGAAGCCGAGTCGGAGCACGAGCATGCAGGGGAGTCCGAGGTGGAGACCGAACCGGCCGTAGAGCCCGAGGTCGCCGAAGCCCCGGAGCCTCGGACGAAATCTCGGGCCAAGCCGGCCGACAAGTCGCGCAAGCCTGCGGGCGACAAGTGACGGCCGACGCGGTCCGGAGCGAACCCGAAGGGATCGATCCTGCGGCAAGGCCGTGGGTGGACCTCCGTAGCTCCGGACTGCTCTGGCTCGTCAATGCCGCAGTCTTCCATCCTCGCGGGTTCGCGCTGGCTGTCGTCGAGGACGGCGGCAAGCCGGTCGGCTGGCGACTGCTCGGAGACGGGCGCGAACCCTGGTCGTTCGCATCAGGCGACTCCGACGAGTCCTTCCGAGCCGCAGAAGCAACGCTGACGGCCCAACGGATCCCGACTGGCGAGGGTGACGCGTAATGGCGAACACGATCACGCGTGTCTCGAACTCCGCCGGACAGGTCGTCGTCTACGCGTCGGCGGCCCGGACGGCGGAGCCCGACACGCAGGAGTTCGAGGTCTCCGGCTACCGGTCGCTGCACCTCGTCGTCGACGTCACCGCAGTGACGGACACGCCGTCCATCGTGGTGACGGTCCTCGGCGTCGACCGAGTGTCGGGCAAGACGTACACGATCCTCGCCTCGGCGGCGATCACCGGGACCGGAACCACGGTCCTGCGGGTAGGCCAAGGCCTGACGGCGGCGGCGAACCTCGTCGCCAACGACTCACTTCCACCCGTGTTCCGCATCCGGGTCACCCACGCGGACGCCGACTCGGTCACCTACAGCGTCGGCGCGATGCTCTGCGTCTGACTGTCGCCCGACAATCCGGCCGAGTCAGGAGGACTCCGTGGACGGCACCCCGATCGACCTCGCCAAGCTCCGCAGTCTCGCGGTCATCTCCCGCCGCTCCGGCCCAGTGGTCCGCGAGGGCCGCCGCCCGGACGGCGTGCGCACCAAGGCCACGACGGACGAGCTCGGCAACACGGTCACCGAGCACGCGGTCGGCGACCGGCAGGACGTCCTGATCAAAGCCCCGACCGTGCAGGTCACGACGACGACCCGAGAGGTGAGGGACTGATGGCGGTTACCGCGTCCGGCCTGTTCACGGCAACCTGGCAGGACATCCTCGACGCCACCCAGTTGGCCATCGACCTGTCGCTGACTACGCACAAGCTGGCCCTGTTCTCCAACTCGATCACCCCAGACTTCGACGCCTCGGCGGCAAACGCGGCCTACGGTGCGGGTCAGTACGCCTCCAACGAGGTGTCGGGCACGGGCTGGGCGGCGGGCGGTATCGCGCTGTCCGCGCTTGCTGCGGGCGGCACGTCGGCAGCACCGTCGCTTACCGTCTCGTCGGGCTCGCTGGTCTACGACATGACCGACGCTTCCGTCGCGACGACCACCCTGACGTCCGCCCGGTGCGCCCTTCTGTATGCGGACGCACTGGCTGGCAACAATGCCATTGTCTTGATCAACTTCGGTGCGGACTACTCCACCTCGGCAGGAACGTTCGGGATCACGTGGGCTGCCGGGGGCGTATTTTCTCTAGATCTTACGCCGTAAATGCGCCATTGATGTGCGAATGCCTGACGATCCCGAGGTGACACGGCTGGGGGTGCCTACCCCATGTCCGTCATCTGGATGGCGTCGTTCGACTACGGCTCCGTTGCCGGCCTCGCGGTCGGCCCTGCGGGCTTCAAGGTCTTCGACTCGGTCGCGACCCCCGCGGTCACGACGAGCAATCCGCGTACGGGCGGCTACGCCCTCAATTTGACGGGCACGACGGCGGTCCGCAACGCCGCGCTCACCTCGAGCACCCTCGGCAGTCCAGCCGCCCTCGCTGCGTCGTTCTGGGTCAAGTTCCCCAGCGCGCTGCCGTCGAACAGCCCGGACCTGTGCTGCTTCTCCACCAACGGCAACGACGGCTTCATGTTCTTCCAGGCCAGCAACTCCAAGCTCGGCGTGGCCTGGGCGGGCGGTTCCACGATCGACGGCCCGGTCGTCACGTTCGACACCTGGTACCAGATCGACATGCTGATCGACGCGACCAGCAACCCGCACTCCCTGTCGTGGCGGGTCGACGGCGTTGCGCAGACCGGCACCACCACCGCGTTCGCTGCGGGCACGGTGGCGAGCTGGGAGCTGGGCCGCGTCGACGCGGTCAGCGGCACCTACCACTTCGACGACGCGGTGTTGGCGAACACTGCGGGCGAGTACCCGCTCGGCCCGCATAAGGTGGTTCTGCTGGTCCCGGACCAGTCGGCCACCTTGACGGTCAACGGGTCGACGGCTAACTGGAACACGTTCGCCGGCGCTACCCCGACGATGACCGCGTGGTCGGAGCCGACGGCACGCGCGGCGATCGACGACGTGCCGCTTGTCCTCGGGTCGTCGCAGGACGGCATCGCGCAGGTCGCCCGCACGGACTCGACGCACTACGTCGAGATCCCGATGGGCACCTACACGCTGCAGGGCGGCGAGTCGATCAGCGGCGTGCAGATGCTCAGCCCCGGCTGGGCGGCGACCACCACGGCGGCGACGTTCGGTTTCCGCAGCTACAACGGCACCACGGAAACGGTGCTGCAGGCCGGCTCGGTGGACCCGAACTTCGACAACACCAGCACCCCGGGCTGGATCCGAAGAGTCCTGACAGCATCGGAGTTCGACACCCAGGCCGAACTCGACGCCCTGGCGTTCCGTATCGGCTTCTCGACGGACGTCAGCCCGAACATCGGCATCCACGCGATCTATGCCGAGGTGGCGGTCAAGCAGGTCCCGGCCGCACCCGCCACCGTCGCAGCGGTCGCCTCGGTTCCGGCCGTCACGGTCAGCACCGGCGGCGGCGGAGACGCAACCGCCACCCCGTCAACCGTCGCCGCCTCAACCACGGTCCCCGCGCCAACCCTCAGTGTCGGCTCGACGATCGCAGCAACGGCGGTCGCGGCGGTCGCCTCGGTTGGCGCGATCACCTTCACCTCGTCCGCGACCCCGGCTCCCGCCTCCGTCGCGGCTGCCTCGGCCGTCGGCACGGTCGCACTGTCAACGGGATCCGCCGTCAGCCCGGCTGCGGTTGCCGCGACAGCCTCCGCACCCGCCCCGACGCTGTCGACCGGATCCACGGTCCCGGCTACCTCGGTGGCTGGCGTCGCCTCGGTTCCGGTCGTCACGGTCTCAGCGAGCGGCAACGTCACAATCTCTGCCGCCGCCGTCGCGGGTACCGCCTCAGTGCCGAGCCCGGCCATAACGACCGAGTCGCTGGTGGCCGCAACCGCAGTCCCCGCCACGGCGGGCATCGGCGCGGTCACGGTCTCGACCGGGTCCACGGCCCAGCCGGCCGCGGTCGCTGCGGTCGCATCCGTGCCGTTGCCTATGCCGAGCACAGGCGTGACCCTGACGCTCACCACTGTCGCGGGCGTCGCCGCGATCGCCAGCCCGACCATCACGATCAGCGCCCAGCCGACACCGGACGGCGTGGGGGCCATAGCAGTAGTGCCGACAGCGTCCGTCAGCGCGGGCGCAACGGTAGCGGTCGCCGCGGTCGCTGCAGTGGCGTCGATCGACAGCCCTGTGGTGACGACCGGCATGGCGGCTGCGGTGATCAAGGTCGGGCCTCCCCTGTCGCACTGGGTGGCATCCGCGCCGCGTGCCGCATGGAGGACTGACCCGCCCGGCGCCACCTGGACAACACGAGCCCCGAGAGGAGGCTGACGTGCTGGAGATCTCCGCGCTGTCCCTCGCCTACGTCCGGGTGCAGGTGCGCAATAAGCAGTCCGGCGCCTATACCGACCCGACCGGCGGAACGGTACAGATGGCATTTCCGGCCGTCGGCGTCGACCCGGTCTCGGGCGACTGGAAGACGGCCTCGTGGGAGACGGACCCGACCCCGACCCCGCCCGCGTACTACGCACGCTGCCTCGTCGGCCCGGCCGGGACCGTGGCACTTGCGGCGGGCACCTACGACACCTGGGTCAAGGTCACCGCCACCCCCGAGATCCCCATCCTGCCCGCAGGCCCGATGAAGGTGCGCTGATGCTCACAAATGCATACTGCACCGAGGAGCAGCTCCGCGAGCAGTTCGACGACGACGGATCCATCCTCCCGTCGAACATCCTCGAGCGCGCCATCAACGCCACGTCGAGGTCGATCGACGAGCACTGCCACCGCCGCTTCTGGCAGGACCCGACAGCGGTCGCCCGCACCTACTCACCCGAGTTCCGGGACCGCGCCTGGGTCGACGACATCTCCACCACGACGGGCCTCATCGTCCAGACCGGCAGCGGCGACGGCACCTTCGACACGGCCTGGATCCTCGGCTCCGACTTCCGCCTTGAGCCCCGCAACGCCAGCGCCAACGGCGGCGCGTACGCGTGGACCCGGATCGTCGCGCTGAACGGCAGGCAGTTCACGATCTCCGACACCCTCGAAACGCTGCAGGTGACGGCGAGGTTCGGCTGGTCGGAGATCCCGCCCGGTGTGGAGCAGGCGTGCATCCTGCGTGCCGCCGCCATCTTCAAGCGGCGCGAGTCCGTGTCGGGCGTCGCCGGGTTCGACGGGTTCGGCGTCGTGCGCATCTCGACCCGCATGGACCCCGACGTCGTCGAGCTCCTGCGCCCCTTCGTGCCGCTGTTGGTCGCCTGATGGCCACCCTCGGCGAGATCCGCGAAGCGATCAAGGCCATCGTCGAACCCGAGGCTGTCGGGCTGAAGGTCTACCCGCTCATCCCGGGGACGGCGCAGGGTAAGGCGCTTGTAGTCGAACCGGCCCCTGGCGCGGCCTCGTTCGACAGGGCCATGGGTCGCGGCGTCGACGAATGGCATTTCAACCTCATCCTGATCATGAGCAGTAGCAGCCTGGTCGTCGCGCAGACCCACCTTGACGAGTACATCGACGGCGGCGGCGAGAAGTCGATCCGCCGCATCGTGTTCGCCAGCAACAACCTCGGGCTGCCCAATACCAACGCCCATGTTTCCGGCGTCGTCGGCTACGGCCCACTCGAAGCGGCCGCCTATGAGCACGTCAGCGCGACGCTGCGACTCGTCGTCATCACCAAACCCAGCTAGACGCGGCCCCCATCAACGATGTCCATGGACGAGGAGATTGATCATGCCCCAGGAGCGCTACCTCACCCCGGAGGAGCTGGCCGCCGAGAAGAAGGCGGTCGCCGACCGGTGCCAGCCGTTCGAGGTCGTCGGCAACGCGGGCATCCGCGACAGCATCACCCGCGAGACGGTCTACGCCGGCGGCACCGTGATGCTCGACCCGCAGACGATCCTCATCGGCCACCTCGTGCAGTCCGGCGCGGTCAAGCCCGTGAAGGCCGCCGCCAAGGTCGAGAAGAAGTAGGCCGGTGGGTGAGCTCGTCGCCGTCGGCGCCTTCCTCTACGCGGGCGGGCACGACTTCACCGGCGACATCAAGCAGTGGAGCGTAGACGGCGGCAGCGAGACAAAGGACAAGACGACCTTCCGTAACAGCGGGGCCCGCAAGAAGCGGACCGGCCTGCTGACCGCCGCGTTCAGCATGAACGGCTTCACCGACCTGTCCGAAGACGGCCAGGACGCGCACCTCTTCACCGCCTACTCCGGCCGGTCGTCGCGGGTCATCACCGTCGGCAACGACGAGACCGAGGGCCAGCCCTGTGTGATGATGCAGGGCCTCACTGCAGCATTCAATCCCGGCGGCGGCGGCCCGGTCGGCGAGCTGTCCGCGTTCTCCGCGAACGGCGTCTCGTCCGACGGCACGGGCGCGATGCGCGGCGCGCTACTGCTCGAGCAGACTGCGGTGTCGACGACGGGCGCGAAGGGCACCGGTGTGCAGCTCGGCGCGGTGAGCGCGACCCAGTATCTCTACGCCAGCCTGCACCTGCTCGGCACGGCTGGCACGTCCATCACTGCGGTGATCGAGTCTGACGACAACTCCGGCTTCACCACCGCCACGACCCGGTGCACGTTCTCATCGCTCACTGCGGCCGACGGCTACTGGGCAACCCCGGCGGCCGGGGCGATCACCGACGACTGGTACAGGCTCCGCGTTACAAGCGTGACCGGATCTTGGACTGTCGCCTGTGCGGCCGGCGTCCGCTGACCCAATAGCCCCGCCCACCCAGCTCAGCCACCGTGACCACGGTGGCTTTCGTGTTTTCAGGAGGCCGCCGACATGGCTGAGTTCGTCAACGACAACGCATATCTCGTCGTCAACGCCATCAACTTCTCCGACCACACCCGGTCGGCGCAGATCAACGGCACGGGCGATACGCAGGACAAGACCGCGATGGGCAAGAGTGCCCGCTGCTATCTGATGGGCCTGCTCGACTCGTCGCTCGCCGTGGAGCTCAACGACGACCTCGCCGCGGGCAGCATCGACGCCACGATCTACGCGGCGTACATCGGCCGGGTGGGCGTGGCGTTCGCGTACCGCGCGGTGAACGCCGCGATCTCGACGACGAACCCGGAGTACCAGGGCACGCTGCTGGTCAACCAGTGGAACATCGGCGCCTCGGTCGGTGTGATCACGACCAAGTCGCTGACCTGGCAGATCTCGGACGTGCTTACGAGAGACGTAACCCCGTAGTCATGGGTCTCTCGATCTCGGTCACCGGGGCGGGGGACTTTCACAAGCTGGCCGCCGCCCTACACCAGGCCGCCCGCAAGGATCTAGCCCTCGAGCTCGACCGCGGCCTGCGGAAGTCCACCAACGATATGGCGGACGCGATCACCGCGAAGTCCGATGACTACATGCCGGAGGGCTACGAGCGGGTTTTCAAGGCGTCGCTGCACTACAAGACCGAGGTCCGCAACACCTACGACCACCGCATCACCCTCGTCGTCAAGGCGCGCGGAGCGAAGGGCCACGACCGGCAGGTCGAGCAGTTGGAGCGGGGCGAGTTCCGTGCCCCGAACTGGGGCCGGTGGCGCAAGCGGCGCGGCATCAACCGGGGCAGGCACAAGCTCCGCAACCAGTGGCACACGCAGCGGGTCCGCGCGCGTTTCGCCACCGAACCGGCCGAGGGCGCCCGCCCTGCGGTCATCGCCAACATCGACGCGGCCATGGCCCGCGTCATCAACAAGATCGAGAAGGCGACATGAGTGCGGTAGAGATCAAGCTCTGCGACGAGGACCGCAAGAAGTACGGCGGCCCGGAGTGGCTGCCGTTCGACTTCACCGAGTACACCTCGATGGACGGCGACAAGCTCATCGAGCTTGAGGCGGGCATGGGCATGTCGTTCTTCCGCTTGCGCCGCGTCGAGATACCCGAGGGCACCATGCGTGCCACGAAGGCGACGGTGTGGCTGGCCCGCCAGCGTGCCGGACTGACGGAACCGAGCTTCGCCAAGCTCAACGTCAAGCTCGGCCTGGTCCTGAGCCGCGTGGTCGGGGACGAGGACCCCGACCCTTTGACGGAGACCTCGTCTGCTGGCGAGCAGGACGAGGCGGACGAGACGCCCTCGACCACATCGGACACGACGGCTACGAAGCCGGGCTCCGCAAGGTCGCGCCGACACTGAACCGCGCATACTCCGGGCTGACCCTGCTCGCACTGCGGCAGATGAGCCCGGATCAGGTCGACGCGTACCTGACGGACTGGGCGTCAACCGAGATCGAGGAACGCAAGGCGGCGGCTAACCGACACTGAGGCGGATCGGCTTGTCCAGGTCCGCCCGCGAGTACTGGACCTTGCCCCTGTGTGCGACCTCGATGGCGTAGAAGTCCGCGTCGCCCGGCACGTCTTCGATGGTGAACCCGTACAGGCACAAGGCCTTCTTCGCCGCCGTACCGGTGCCCAGCCTGCCGATGGCCAAGGTCTTTCCTTCGCCGTCGGTCACGACGATCTGCGCGCCGCCGCGGATGTCCGTGAAGCCGGGCAGTCCGGTGTCGCAGTGCCCGTCCACGTCCTCGCGGTGCGACAGTTCCAACGTCCCCGTGACGGTGAGCCCGCCCGACGAGGTCGCCCAGTGGATCCCGGCTCCCGCGAGAGCCAGCACGATCACGGCGGCGATAGCCATGACGAGGCGCGCTCTGCTCTTCGGCGCTGCATTCACGGGCTGGCCGGTCTCATCAGTCATTCGTCGCACGCTACACATCGCCGTCCATAGATCACCGTCCGCTAACCGGGGGAAGGTGGGGCGACGGATGGGCAGCAACGAGGTCCGGATCGATCTGGTCGCCAAGGGCGCGGCAACGACTGCTCGCGAGATCGACAAGGTCGGCGACGCGGCGGACCGGACCGGCGACGACTTCAAGGACATGGCCGACGAGGCCTCCGCTCTGGACAAGGCGATCGCCACCACCGAGGCGAACGTCGCGAAGCTGCGACTGGAGCTCGCGAAGGATCCCGGCGACAAGGGCCTGCGCAAGCAGGTCCGGGCCGAGGAGCGCGAGCTCAACTACCTGAGCCGGTTGCTGAAGAACATCGGCGGCGGCGACGGCAAGAAGGCCGGGGCGGAGATCGGCTCCGGGATCATGTCCGGGATCGGCGACGCACTCGGCGCGCTGCCCGCCCAGATCAAGGGCGCGGGCATGATCGGCCTGGCCGGTCTCGCCGCGGCAGCGTTGCCGTTCATCGGCGCCTCGATGAGCGCGGCCGTCCTCGGCGGTGTCGGCGCCGGCGGCATCGTCGGCGGTATCGCCGCCGCGTCGCAGGACTCGCAGGTCAAGCAGGCGAGCGAGCAGC